GCTGGGCAGCAGGCTGCCGTAGTTGCGCCGCTCCAGCCGGCTGCCCAGCGGGGTGGTCAGGATGTCGGCCACGGATTGCCGGACATGGTCAATGCCGGAGATGCGCCGGCCAGTGGTGCGGTCCATCAGTTGGGCACTCCAGTATTGCCGCCATGCGGGTCGGGATGGGTGTGACCATCGTCGATACGCTTGCCGTTGTGGGTGACCTGGCCGCCCTCGAACTGCATGCCGCCCTGAACGACATTGCTGCCGCCAGTGCCAGTTTTTCCGGCGATGCCGCCGTTGAAGCTGAGCAGCTTTTGCACGGTCACGGCGCCGGTGAACTCGGTGTGTGGGCTGTCCACTTTGTAATCAGGGGTGACCAGGGTGGTGCCCGAGGGGGTGATGCGCAGCAGTGAAGCGCCCACTTGCAGCTCGATCGCCGCAGTGATTTCAAAACGCAGGGTGCCCGCGGGGCGGTGGTGTTCCCAGAAGTCGGTGCTGCTGAAGTCGTGGCGTTCCACGTCAGCGCTGGCGGCGCCCTGGGGCATGTCGGTGCTGAACAGGCCAGGGAAGGCGATGGCCTGGTTGAGGTCGCCTTCGGGCGACAACAGCACGCAGGGCTCACCGTGGGCTGGGGTGCGCCAGTGCCGTGTCTGTCCGGCGCCGCCCGCGGCCAGGGCGTACCAGGGCACCCAGGTGGTGACCAGCTCTTCGCCCAGCCGCACGGTGCAGCGCGCGGGGCTTCCGGCGCGCACGTCTTCCACGCGGCCGGTGCGGATCATGTTGGCAATCAGGCGGTACAGCTCAACCGGGCTGAGTTCGGGGGGCGTGAACATGCCAGGGATGGTGCCCAAGCACCCACGCACGCGCCAGCGCGCGCGCATGTAGCGGCGCGTGCTACATAAACTGATGCTAGAAGTCGGCCAGGCGCTGCAAGATCAGGTCACACAGCGCATCCATCTGCTGGTCGTTGATGCCCAGCAGCTCGCGCACGGGGTATTGGTATTCGGCGCCTGTCTCGGTCACCCGGTCCCGCAGGCCATAGTGGTGCACACGGGCAATGCGGGCGGCGCGGCCCACAAACTCCACCACGGCTTCGCTGGGCGTGGCCGCCATGCGCAGGTGGCGGGCCAGACGCAGCTTGCGGAACATAGGGCCTTGGCGCAGCCGGCCCCGGGCGTCGCGGCTGCGGTGCTTGCGGGGCTCCCAGGCCTGGCCGTCCGGGCTTTGCTGGGCGGCCATGTTCTTTTGGTTGGCAGCGCGGGCATGGCGGGCCACTTCGCGGGCCAGCTTGCGCTGCTCTCCGGGCTGCAGCTTGGCCAGCAGCGGGGACAGCCAGGATTCCAGCCGGGTCAGATCATCCATGGCTTACTGGCCCACTACGTTCACGGGCGGCCACGCGGCCAGCTGCTGGCCGTTGAGGTACAGAGCGGTCACGGCATCGTGCGGTGAGCCATCCAGGGAGGGCGGCTCCAGCCGGTGCACCAGCTCAAAGGCACCGGCCGGCCCTTGTGGCACGGGGCGGGCGCTGACGCTTTCGGACAGCTGCAGGTCCAGCACCAGATCCATGGCCTGGGTGTTGAGGTATTCGGCCTGGATCTGGATGGCCTGCTTTTGCCGCTCGGGGTGGTGCAGAAGGTCTGGCTGGTGGGCGCGCAGCCACACCAGCGTGGGGCCGATCACCGCATCCGGGTGGCCGGTGAAGTCGCAGAACACCAGGCGCAGCTGGTATTGCCACTGCCAGCCCAAGGCGGCGGTGCCGGTGGTGGCCACATGCCCGCCGGTCACAAACATCAGCAGGTTTTCCGGGTTGCGCCGGTACTCGGGCAGGGCGGCGGTCAGGTGGTCACGCAGGCTAGGGGGTTTGCGCATGGGCCATGCCCTCCAGCTTCAGCCGCCAGGCGTCGTGGGTGTCTTTGACGGCGTTGTACTGGGCGATGCAGTAGTTGAGCTCACGGATGGAGGCATCACCTTCGTGGGTGATGGTTGCAAGATCTGCTGCTGCCGCTGGGTCAAGTTGGGCGTGCGCGACTGCAGGTTCAGCGCTGGAAACGCCGGCGCCTGGTAGTCCAGCGGGCTGACAGCTGGCGGGCACGATGGGGACGCGCACGCTGACAGTGCCAGCACGCACGCCAGCGACATGGGTGTGGTGTTTTTCATTGGCTTGGCCTTGCTCTTGGCTCAACTGGGACTGCAGCGCGCTGATCTGCGCCTGCATGCGGTTTTCGCTGGCGGTGCGCTCGCCGCGCAGCCAGGCGGTGGTGATGGCGGTGCGCCGCTGAAGGTCCTGCAGCTCTTGCTGGGCAGCCACCGCAGCGTTGCGCGATTCGTAGAAGATGCCGGCAAAGCCACCGGCGGCCAGCAGCACGGTGTACAGCAGCGCATCGGCCAGCAGTTCCTTGGCTTGGGTTTTCATGCGGGCACCCCCTGGCGGCAAAAGCTGGTTTCGGCCTGGCGGCGGTTGGCCAGGCCCTGGACGAAGGTGAAGACCTTGGCGCCCGTGGCGGGATCGATGTGGCTGACGAAGCTCCAGACCGGGCGGCCTGCATCGGACATGGACAGGCGGCGGCAGCCGGTGGCCCAGTCGCCCTGGTTGAAGCTGGCCATGGCCTGGCTGGTGCAGGTGCTGGGGTGTCCAAAATTCCAGGCATGGCTGCTGGCCCCGTCAAACACATACTGCGGCGGCAGCAGCTTGAAGCACTGGGCCAGCGCGGTTTGCACGCGCTGCAGGGCGGCGGTTTCTTCACGCTCGCACTGCTCAGGGCTCCAGCGCTGGCCCACGATGATGGGGGTGGTGGTGACATGGCGGGTCAGCCCCTTGCACACGGTGGGCAGCCCGCCGGCCAACTTGTCGGCGTACACGGTGTACTGGGCCTTGCCTTCCCAGGTGCCCAGGAAGCCCAGCAGCGCAGCGCTGGCCAGGACCAGGGTGCCACCCAGGTGCGGAAAGTATTGCTTCATGGCTGCACTTGCCCGGTCTTGGCGGACTTCCACCAACGCCACAGCAGCCACAGGATCTGCAGCGCCAGGTAGGTGATGGTCAGAAAAGTGATGACGTCTGCACCGGTCCAGGCATTGATTTGTGCCGTGGCGGTCACGATGACCGGCGGTGTGCCTTTGGCGGCTTCGACGGCGGTGGAATGCAGTAGTTCTTGCTTACTCATGCTCACTCCCAGAGCGTGACGGTGGTTTTGGTGGGTGCGGCCGCCAGATCCGGCATCAGCACCAGCAGCCCCTGGGGCAGCACCAGCCCATGGCGGGCGAGGCCGGGGTTGGCTTGCAGCACGGCTTCCACGGCACCCAGCGTGCGGCCGTAGTGGCGCCAGCACAGGGCATCGACGGTTTCGCCTTGCTGGGTGCGGATCTGGGTGGCCATGGCTTACAGCAGCTCGACGGTGCAGCGGGCAACGCCCAGCAGGTCCGAGATGGCCCAGCGCTGCTTGCGCCGGTGGTCCCCCAACTGGACGACCAGCTCTTCCATCACGCGATCGGCCTTGCCGCTGCCCGACGGGGTGCTGGCAATGCTGCGGTACATCTCGGCCAGGTCGGCCATCAGGCAGTAGTGCACGGCGCGCTGGTAGTACAGGACCTTGGCGCTGGTGCCGCCGACCTGGGGCGCGGGCACCTCGTCCAAGGTGGCATAGCCCCAGCGGCTACGCTGTTCGTCGGCCCAGGCCTGCAGCTCGGCATTGACGCTCAGCATGGCGTCCTGCAGGGCTGGCAGCAGGCGTTCCTTGGTCACGGTGCCGTCCAGACGGCAGGCATCGCGCACGGCCTGGGGGCTCATGTCGGGGAAGAAGCCGTCATTGCTGACAGTGCCTTCTTGCGGGGCGGCTGGCGGGTTGGCGGTGACGATGAAAGACATGGCGGGCTGGCTTGGTGAATAAGGGGACGGTGGTCAGGGGCGTTGGCCGGTGCGCAGTGAAACTGGCGGGCCGCAGCCCCTGAGCCGTCCGGGTGCGGGGTACGCTCAGTTGGGGGCCTGGTTGCCGCTGTCTTGCGGCTGCAGCTCTTTCAAGCGGCGCTCCAGGCGTTCCACGTCTTTTTTCACGCCCACTTGGGCGTGCAGTTCAATGGCGCGCTGCAGGTGGGGCAGGGCAATGCGCACCCGGTCCAGCTGCAGGGCCTTGATTTCTTCGGCATTCAGGTCGTGCGTGGCGTGCTTGCCCATGGCGGCCCAGCCGATGGCCTTGTGCAGCTTGGCGCGGGCCTGGTCGTGGGCGTCGTGGTCTTTGCTGAGTTCGTCCACCTTGGCCAGCACGGTCAGGGCATCCATCCCAGCCAGCTGGCCCTTGATGGCGGCTTCGCTGACCTCGTCCAGCAGCAAGGTGGGCACGTTGCGGTTGAAGCGGTCGGGCAGCACCAGGCCATGGCGCAGGCAGTACTCGCTCACCTGCAGGGCCTGCACCCACTCGCCCACATCCAGCAGCCAGACCAGCAAGGTGGTCACCACGGAGTCTTGCACGCCGGCGTCAGCCTCCAGCACGCCATCCAGGTACTCGAAGTACTCGGGCAGCAGCTTGCGCTTGGCCTCGATCTTCTTTTCCGTGGCCTGGATGTCCTTGAGCAGGCGCATGTGGGCGTGCAGCTGGGCCAGCATCAGCTCATGCTGGCTGCCGGAGGCTCCACCAAACGGGTCTTGCGCTGCGGCGCGGGTGGCTTCTTGCGCCGCCAGAATGCGTGCGCGATGGCGTTGGGCCGGGGTCATGGGCATAGCGGGTGCTCGCTGTAGGGTGGGGGTGCCGGCCGCAGGCAGTGGCGGCCGGGGTCAGTCACGGTCAGGGGGCGGCGAATTCCTGGATGTTTTCCACCAGGGCGCAGCGGTCGTAGTCCTCGATCACGAAGGCGTCATTGCTGGACTCGAAGGTCTCGACGCCGTTGCGCTCGGGGCGCTCCAGCACGGCACGGCGGCGGGCGCCTTCCTGGTAGTAGATGGACAGGTTGTCCAGGCTGGTGATCAGCACCTTGCCGGCCGGGAAGTAGGGCACCACCATGGCTTGCATGCCGCCCAGGCGGCGCTGGCTGATGACGATGTCGGCCGCCAGCTGTTCCGTGGGTGCATCGTTGTTGGCCACCAGGGGGAACAGCTTGTCGTGCATCAGGTCACTGCCCACGATGACCACCATGTCGGGGTCTTCGCGGTGCGCCTCACCCACCAGCGTCATGCGGGCGTCGTAGACCAGGGCGTCCAGGTTCTTGTAGTCGGCATCGGCATGGCCAAAGGTGATCTTGCCGGCGACTTCGCCTTCGGCCATGACACGGGCGGGTGCCTTGGTGCGGATCTTTTCCAGCCAGCCGATGTTCACGTCCTGCAGCAGCGGGTTGGCAGCGCGGTCGGTGGTGTCTGCCGCGCTGGTGCCGTTCCAGCCGATCATGATGCGGTCCAGCGCGCAGCGGTCCACGATGACCTGGCTGATGCGGGTCTGGAAGTCGGGGAACTTGGCCCAGGCGTCCAGCTTGGCATAGGGCATGAAGGTGTCGTAGTCGGTCTGCTTGCAGACGTATTCGTTCTTCTCCAGGCCGGTCACATCACGGCCAGAGCGGCGGCCGTTGCCGCTGGTGTTGGTGCGGCCTGCGATGGTGCTCGATGCCACCAGGCCCAGGGCTTCGCCCAGCTGCTCGGTCACACCGATGATGTTGATGCGGCCCAGGAAAGCGCTGGACTGCTGCAGCTTGACTTCCAGCTTCTGCTGGGCCGTGGGTGTGACGTTGAATTTGTTGCAGACATCGCCGACCGCCAGGCCGTTGAGGGCAGCAATCTGGCCCAGGTAGCCGTTGAAGGCTTTGCGGGTTTCGTTACGCATGGTGCGTTCCTTCAAAAAATAGGTTGCGTGTGTGGGTGGGGCGTTGGCTTAGAACTCGGCCAGCTGCTGGCCGTGGCCACCGGAGGCTGGAGGGCGCGCGGGGTCCGCGGGCTGCTGGCTGAGCTTGGTGACCAGCTCGGAGTGCTTGGCACTGAGGGCGCTGAACTCGCCGCGCAGTGCATCCATGGCGGCAATCTGCTGCTGGCCGAATGCTTTGAGGCCTTCCAGTGCCTGGGCGACGCCCGCCTGCTGCTCGGCCGTGAAAGCCGCAGGAGCCGCAGGAGCCGCTGCGGTCGGCGTGGCGGGTGTGGACGCTGCAGGGGCAGCAGACAAACCCAGCGCCTTGGCAAACGCGGCCACGACGGTGTTGAACACGCTGGGGTCTGCCGGCGCGGTGGTGGGTGGCGTGGCGTCCTCCAGCTCCAGCGTGAATTCCTGGCCCGCGGTGAAGAGGGTGTTGGCGTTGGTCTTGCGGTGGGCCAGGGGGCTGGCTGCGGGGTGCTGCTGGGCAAACTGCAGCAGCTCGGTGCCCAGGCTGGCGGGGCTGTCGGTGACGGCCAGGCCGACCAGGTAGGCTTCGCCCGTGCCGGCAAAGTTGGGGTCCACCTCGATGGAGGTGTAGAGCTTTTGGCCGGCCTTGTTCATGGCGATCAGCGATTCCAGGGGCTTGATCTGGGCAAACAGGGCCAGCTTGCCGTCTTCGACCGCTTCGGCCTTGACGGCGACCACGTCGCCCTGGGCCGCGAAGGCGCTGTCGGGCAGCAGACCGCGCATGTGTTCGATCCACACACGGGCGCCGTACTTGGCCTGGCTGAAGTTTTTGGCCATTTGCTCGATCCAGCTGCGCTCGATGGCGCGGCCGTCGGTGGTGGCGCCTTCGGTGGCCACGCGGAACCATTTGGACTTTTGGGGCATGTTCGTTCGGGGTTGGTTGCAGGGGGCTTTGCAGCGGTAGCCTCTATGGTCTGACCGACCCCCTGTCAGCGGCAAACGCTTTGCCATGTAGCGCTGCGTGCTACATAAACGCGTAGGTGCACGCGCGCGAATGCATGCCCAAACTGGCGGGTATGCCAGCCACTGAAGGCCGCAAGGCGCGTTTGCGCCAAGGCCAGCACAACCCTTTTCCCTTCCCCACCACCGAAGCTGCAGCCCCGGAAACGGCGCAGCTGGATGTGCTGCACGCGCTGACCGACCCCACCCAGGACAAGCGCCGCAAAGCCCGGGCGCTGTACTGGATGGGCTGGCGGGTGACGCACATTGCCGAACACATCGACGTGCCGCGCACCACGGTGCACGAGTGGAAGCAGGCCGATGGCTGGGACAAAGCCAAGGCGGTGGAGCGGGTGGAGGGCACGCTGGAGATGCGGCTGTGCACCTTGATCAACAAGGAGAACAAGACCGGCGGCGACTTCAAGGAAATTGACCTGCTGGGCCGCCAGATGGAGCGCCTGGCCCGGGTGCATAAGTACGCGGAGACGGGCAAGGAAAGCGACCTGAATCCCACCATCAACGCCCGCAACGCTGGCCCGAAGCGGCAACCGGACCGCAGCAACCAGCTGGGCGGCGAAGAGGGGCTGGAGAAACTGAAGACAGCCTTCATAGACAGTCTGTTCCAGTACCAGCTGACCTGGTGGCGCAACAGCCAGGAACGCACCCGCGCCATCCTCAAAAGCCGCCAGATCGGCGCGACCTGGTACTTTGCCCGCGAGGCGTTGATTGATGCGCTGGAGACCGGGCGCAACCAGATCTTCCTGTCGGCTTCCAAAGCGCAGGCGCACATCTTCCGCGGCTACATCCTGGCCTTTGTCAAAGAGGTGCTGGGCATTGAGCTCAAGGGCGATCCCATCGTGTTGCCCAACGGGGCGACGTTGTACTTTTTGGGCACCAACGCCCGCACGGCGCAGGGCTACCACGGCAATTTCTACTTTGACGAGTTCTTCTGGACGCAGTCGTTCGACCAGCTCAACAAGGTGGCCAGCGGCATGGCCATGCACAAGAAGTGGCGCAAGACCTACTTCAGCACGCCCAGCAGCCTGCAGCACCAGGCCTATGCCTTCTGGAGCGGCAGTCGCATCAACAAGAAGCGGGCCAAGGCCGACCGTATCGAGCTGGATCTGAGCCACGACCGCCTGGCGGGCGGCTTCACCGGCGAAGACAAGATCTGGCGCCAGATCGTGACGGTGCTGGATGCGGCCGCCGGCGGGTGCGACCTGTTTGACCTGGACGAGCTGCGGTTTGAGTACAGCGACGACGAATGGGACAACCTGCTGATGTGCGGGTTTGTCGACGAATCGTTCGCCGTCTTCCCGCTGACCGAGTTGATGCGCTGCCATGTGGACAGCTGGGAAGCCTGGGCGGCGGACTGGAAACCGTTTTCGCTGCGGCCGTTCGCGTTCAAGCGGGTGTGGATCGGCTACGACCCCAGCCACACGGGTGATGCGGCCGGCCTGGTGGTGCTGGCACCGCCCGACAAACCCGGCGGCGCGTTCCGGGTGCTAGAGCGCATGCAGTTCAAGGGGGCGGACTTTGAGGCCCAGGCGGAGGTGATCCGCAAGCTGACCGAGAAGTACCACGTGGAGCACATCACGATCGACACCACGGGCTTGGGCACCGGGGTGTTCCAGATCGTGCAGAAGTTCTTCCCCGCGGCACGGGCGCTGCAGTACAGCGTGGAGGTCAAGACCCGCCTGGTGCTGAAGGCGCAAAGCGTGATCCGCGGCGGGCGGCTGCAGTTTGATGCGGGCGATGTGGACCTGCAGCGCAGCTTCATGGCCATCAAGCGCGAGATGACGGCCAGTGGGCGCAGCGTGACCTACGCCAGCGGCCGCAGCGACGAGACCGGCCACGCCGACCTGGCCTGGGCCTGCATGAATGCATTGGACAACGAGCCCCTGGAGGCAGCCGCAGTGGGCGGCATGGCCGATGGCGGCGTGATTTTGGAGATTTTCTGATGACCGATTCGGCGACCGTAGCAGCGCCCCAGGCGATGGAGGCATTCACTTTTGGCGATCCGGAGGCCGTGCTGGACCGCCGGGAGCTGTTCGATTACTTCGAGTGCAACCTGATCCACAACGAGTGGTACGAGATGCCCATCAGCGCTGACGGCCTGTCGCGCATGCTGCGGGCGGGAGTCCACCACGCCAGTGCCATCCAGTTCAAGGCCCAGGTGCTGGCCAGCACCTTCAAGCCGCACCCCATGCTCAGCCGCAGCACCATGCTGAAGGTGTGCAAGGACTACCTGGTGTTTGCCAACGCCTACCTGGAGCAGCCGCGCAACGTGCTGGGCAGCGGCATGCAGCTGACACACAGCCTGGCCAAGTACACCCGGCGGCACCGGGATCTGCAGCGCTTTGGCTTCATGCCCAAGTGGAACGAGGTGCACACCTTCCGCCGCGGCAGCATCTGCCACATCATGGATCCGGACGTGGACCAGGAGGTCTACGGGGTGCCGCAGTATCTGGCCTCGCTGCAGTCCAGCCTGCTCAACGAATCGGCCACGCTGTTCCGCCGGCGCTACTACACCAACGGCAGCCACGCGGGTTTCATCCTGTACATGACAGACCCCAGCCCCAACCAGGCGGACGTGGACAGCCTGCGCGCCGCCCTCAAGAGCAGCAAGGGGATCGGCAACTTTCGCAACCTGTTTTTTCACAGCCCGAAAGGGGAGAAGGACGGCATCAAGCTGATCCCCATCGGGGAGGCGACGGCCAAAGACGAATTCCTGAACATCAAGAACGTCAGCCGCGACGATCAGTTGGCTGCCCACCGGGTGCCGCCAGAGCTGATCGGTGTGGTGCCCGGCAATGCGGCGGGCTTTGGCAACGTGGTCAACGCGGCCCGGGTGTTTGCCCGCAACGAGATCCAGCCCCTGCAGACCCACCTAGCCGCGGCGATCAACGATTTTGCGGGGGAGGAGATCTGCCGCTTTGACACCTACAGGTTGCCCGGAGTGGACGAACCCCAGGCGCAAGAGCTGAAGTAAGCAGCAGCCCCCGCCAAAACAAAAGCCCCGCACTGCGGGGCTTTTTGTTGAGCGCTAGCGGATGGATCAATCGTCCGTAGCCTTGTCCAAATTGGCGTGAACGGGGGACAGCAGTGTTCGCATCTGAGAGGCCGGGATCAGGGTGTCTCCTGCCCCTGACAACAAGGTGAAAACGGCGCTCAGGTGCGCGTATGCCTCGTCGACATAGGTTTGATGATCTTTCTCTGCTGTCACTGCCCGCTCAGACATTCAATGATCCCTTTTGAGTACTGTATAAATATACAGGCTTTGTATCGGCTTGTGAACCAATCCCGATAGCAAAAAAACCTGTTGTCCTCAAACAAGTTACATCAAAAGTCTATTAGCGCAAGTCTTTTGCCTGGAGCATGAAAAAAACGATGTTTGACAAGACTTTTCGCGGTAGCGATCACTAACGCGAATTGCCCATAAAGTGGCCCTCCGCATCGGAGTCCAGGCACCCCAGGCACCCCAGGCACCCCAGGCACCCCAGGCACCCCAGCACCCCAGCACCCCAGCACCCTCAGCGCGCGCTCGAGACCCCGCCTCGCCCGCCCGCTTCGTGTGTCGATTTCGACGGCTCCGCCGACCAGGGGCAGAAACAACGCCTGTGCGCATTGGTTGCCGGTGATATGCCCTCAACAGACGCCGGGAAATGACGGCGTTTGCCATCGAAATGACGGACACCAGCAGCCATCGGCATCCCGCACTAAAACTGCCAGCAGTGGGGTGGGTGCGGGAAAACTGTAATCAGCTATTCGCCGGTTCAAAACCCTCTTGGAAGCCGCATAAAACCTAGCTTTTGGTGATTACAAGAAACTGTAATTCTGCGTAATTGAAATTACAGATACATCCTAAGTTATTGATTTTGTTGATTTATTGTTTTTGGATGAGTTACTGGCTTAATGTGTAATTGATTACTGTTGAATTACTTAAAAATTACATTGACTAAAAAACGAAAACCTATGCTGCACAAGGCTCGCAAGGTGAGTGTCTACTCTGATTTCGTAAATTACACTTTTCCCGCACACCATCAGGATTTTTGCGAAGGGTGCATCTGCTCGCACGTGTGCGCATGCACATGCGTACGTGAAGGACTTGAGGGGTCACCGGCTCTGCGTCAAAAAAACAGCCCAGTCTTGCATCAGGCTGCGGCGCTTTTCCAGCATGTCTCTACGGCGGTAGGCCAGCTCAACCTTGGTTCCCACGGTGTGGGCCAGGGCTTGCTCCATAACCTCGCGTGGATAGCTGGTGTTCTCGCCAGCCCAGTCGCGGAAAGTTGATCGCCAGCCATGCGGTACCCCCTGCAGCTTGAGGCGGCGCATGACGCCGGTAAGGGTCATGTCTGAGAGTTGTCCCATCTTTGAGGAGGGGAAGATTAGGTCAGTGCCCGCATAGCGGGGCAGGGCGTGTAGAAACTCCATGACCTGCTCAGCCAGTGGCACGCGGTGCTCTCTGCCGGCTTTCATGCGCTCGGCAGGCACGATCCAGATCCGCTCTTCCAAGTCGAACTCAGACCAGCAGGCCCCACGCACTTCACCCGACCTGGCCGCGGTGAGGATCTGCAGCTGCAGCGCTTTGGATCCCATGCCAGGGGTGGAACAGATCTGCGCAAACGCTCTGGCTGCCAGTTCCACGGGCACCGCTTTGTGGTGCTGCACGGGGGCAATACGCTCCGGAGACGGTAGCAAGTGATCGAGGTGGCCGCGCCAGCGAGCAGGGTTCGGGCCTTCTCGCATGCCCTGGACTGTCGCCCAGTCGAGCACTTGTTCCAAACGTCCGCGAACGCGATTGGCAGTCTCCGTTTTGGTGCGCCAGATTGGGTCCAAAACCTGCATCACATGTGCAGATGTGATGTCAGATAGCAGAAGGTGGCCAATGACTGGGTCAGCATACTGGGCCAGCGTGTTTTCCCACTGTTGGCGGTGCTTGGCGCTTTTCCAGCTGCTCTCATGGGATGCAATGTAGCGCTCAGCCCCTTTGCGGAAGGTGAGTGACTTTGCAGTTGCTGCAGCCGCTGCTTGGAGTTCTTGGCGGCGGTCCTCGATCGGGTCAATCCCCACACGGGCTTTGGCTTGAGCAGCCCGGGCTAGCTCCCTGGCTGTGGCCAATGAAACCTGGGGGTAACTGCCCAGGCCCATGCGCCTGCGCTTTTTTTGCATCATGAACCGCAAAACCCAAACTCGGGAAGCGCCAATGATCTGCAGGTGCAGGCCTGGCACACCGCCCACGGCGTAGGCACCGTCCCCGGCCAGTTTTGAAACCGCTAACGCTGAGAGTTCTTTTGCAATCTTCGCCAT